GTCCTACACCAAGTGTTTTAAAATTATCTTCCGAAAACATATTTTCAATATTATTTTTAGCAGTTGAAATTAACTGTGTTAAATAATCACCACTTCTTTTGAATGCTAATTCTTCTTTTTGATTTAATGATGTTTGTTGTTTTTCTAATGTTATTAAACTTGCTTGATATTTTTTATATTCTTTAGAATTTAAATATGCATCGGTTATTTTACCAGATAATTGAGCATCTATGACTGCAGTGTTTGCAGATATTGATGCCGTTTGTGATGCTAATGTAGATTGTGCAGATTGTGTTGTTTTTAAAAACCCTTTATTTCCTGCTTTTACATTTCCTGTTTGTGCACTTACATCAGTAGCACTTCCGGTTGCAATTTTTTGTATTGTATCCAAATCTAAACCACCCAATGCTTGAGAGAGTGCTTCTTGTTGGAACATATTCATTGCCTTAGGGTCTAAACCTTGTGCTTTGATAGATTTTAATGCCTCATCAGTTTTACCTTGTGCAAATAAAGCACGTGCTTCTGATAGATTTACATTTCTACCCAACATTGCTGATAAACTCATTTCTGATTTGATACTATCTTTATAGTTCAATACCATACTTTTACCTGCTTTGGCTATATCTCCAAACGAAACTCCTAATTGTTGTGCGTATGCAACTTGCTTTTGTAATGCAGGACCTGATTTTATTTGGTATCCTAATGCTTCTTTGGATGCTTGTGCAACCTCTTCCATATATCCACCCAAATCTATACCCGCAGATTCTGCCATTGCTCGCATACCCTCCGTCATATTTAATGCACTCTCATTTGTAAGTTTTCCCATTCTTCTAAAAAAGGATACCATATTTGATACATTTTCAGAAGATTGACCCGTTCTTTTTTCTAATACTGACATATCAGCTGCAAAATCGGATGAAACTTTAGTACCTAATGTTTTTGTTGCAGTAGTTAAAGAAGCAGCTACATTTTCTGCACCTATACCCGCTAATTGCATTTGTGCTGCACCGTATCCAATAGAACCTATACCTTTACCATAAAGTGCAGTTTTGGCAGCTGCTTTAAATTCTGCTGCACCTGTTTGTAATTGTGCTGAAAATTGTATTGCTGCTCTTTGAGATGCAAAATTAGCATCGTTTATTAAAGTATTTACAGTATTTTCTGTTTCAATACGGTTTTTACTTCTTTCTAATTCTTTTTTTGCAATTACAAATCCACGCTTATTTTCAATTTTAGCAATATCAGCAATATTATCGGTTTTGATTTGCTTAACCTCATTCTCTACATCCTGTGATGCTTTCATTTCAGGAAATAAATAACTTTTAGCAAGAACTGCTGCTGCTGCTCCTGCTGCAGTTAATGCCATTCTTACTGCTGCAAGGTCTTTACTTGCTATACCTTGAAGAACTTGAGAAAACTCTCTCATCATTGGGATATTTGATGAACCAAATTGGTCCATTGCAGCATTTAATAATTGAGCCTTTTTCTCTGTTTTATCAAATGCATCACCAACGGATTTCATTTCTGAACCCATACTTTTAAGAACTTTTACTAATTCTGCATTTTCTTTACCATTAAGTTTTGTCGATTGTAGTAATCTATCATAGCCAACACGATGTTCTTTTAATTTTTTATTGGCTTGTTCTTGAGTCATTAACCCATCTTTAACATCTCTTTTATATTTTGCTTGGAGACTTTCAAATTCTCCCCACATTTTAGTAAGAGTTTCAACACCTTTTTTTTGAGCTTTACTTAAATTATTTGCCTCTTTGAGTGATGCATTTATAAGATTTTGTGTAGCTAATTGAGCTTGTAATTTTTTATTAGCTCTTTCATATAAAGCATCTGTTTCTTCTAACCCTGCGGTTCTTGTAGCAAAAGCACTTTCTAAACCGGCAGTTGCCTCTTTTTGTCTTTTAACTGAAGATTGGTTAGTTTTTGCGGGTTTTTTTGAAGCAGCCATTTATTATATATTAGCTATATTTTTTAATTACAGAATCTATTTCTGTTGAATCGAGATTTTTAGCTTTTGCCAAAGATTTAGCTGAATCTAAAACTTTATCTATATCATTATCCCATTTAGACCATATATCAGCAAGTTCCGGGTCTTGTTGTCTTAGTTTAGATAACCATTGTGATTCTTTATTCTGTGATTTTGCTTTTAGAAATAAAGAAAAAAACCTATCTAATATACCTTCGTTTAATAATTTATGGGACATGTTTTTACTTTTAATTTATATTACTCATATAAATATCATCTTCTTCGAGTTTTAGATGAATTATTTGTAGTTGATGGTCTAGATTTTTCAATTTGTTCCCTTTCTTCTTCTTTTGTTTTTAACAATTCTCTCCAATAAAACTCTCTAAGTTTAGTTGGCATGAAATATAAATCATGCCAATTAAACCCACCATTTGCAAAATAAATCATTTGAAAAATGGTTTGATGTAATACTACGGAATGGTTATTCGGAAGGGTAAAAAAAGTCTACCCCGAATGGGATACGGAGAGCCTCCGTCTCACCTGCTGAATTTTCATATTCTATATTTAAATCCAAATCTGGAGTTATTTCTATAATATATTTTCTTAATGATTTGGAGTCCATTGCCAATAATCTGTTTGAAACAAAATTACTTATATATCCCAAATCTCTATTACCTTCTACTTCCGTAATAATTCTTCTAAATCTAGTAGTAATTTCGTTTCCTTGTTTTAATATCTTTTCACTTGCTTCAACATCCTTTTGAATTGCAAGTTCATCACCATGAGTGAGTAATTTAAATTTAATTTGAGTTTTTGATTTTGGTAAAACAAAATCGTATTCATTACTCCTATTTAACAAAGAAAAATCTATATCTTTTGTTTTTAATTTAGATAAATCAACTTTTACAACTACATCTTCTTCTGATATTGAATCTGTTACTGTAATATCATATTCAGGCCCAAAAGCTAACATTCTTGAAATAATAAGAATTGCATTTTTATCTCCAATTAAAAGGTCATTGATATTTACACCAGGTTCTACAACTACTGATTCTATTAACTTATCCAAATGAAGTCCTTTACGGATTAAATTTGTAGAAGTTAAAATATCTTCTTCTTTTGCAGTCATTAGTTTAAGAGTAATCTCTCCTTTAGCTAATGGTGAATGTTCTGGATATCCTAATCCTTTAGATGGTAATGAAATAACTTCCGTTGCAAATGGGAAGTTTTTTTGAGTTGTAGTTTGGGATGCCCCTAAACCTCTCGTAACTTGTTGTTCTAATTGTTCTTCCATAATATAACTTAATGTGTTTACTAATATATATCACATTTTTAAAAAAATAAAGGGGAACATTTCTGCGCCCCTCTTATTTCAATTACTTTATTTAATTTTAGTACTCTAATACTGCGTAATCAAATGTTAAAGTTAATTCAATTGATACAGGGTCGTTTGAAGCCCAATCCAACTCACCAAAGTTTGCTGAAGTAATGAATGCTCCTTTAATTGTCCATTGTTCAATCTTATCACCAACTGGTCCTAACAAATAAAAAGTAATATCCTTCTTATAGAATGCTGCGTATCCATCTCTACCTGTTAATGATTCGTGTGAACTTCTAATCCACTCCATAACTTGTTGTGCTCCTGATGGAACGATTGGGTCATAAAGTGTGATGTTCATATCATCCCAGTTAGATTTTCCCTTTATCTTACGCTTTACGTTGATATGGTCTAATTCAACTATTTCCGAAGTAAATGTTGGTCTACTTGCAGTTTTGATGATGTATGATTCTATACCATTGATTTCCATAATGAATCTGTTACCAAGCTTTGGTTCAAAATTCTTATAAAATATCTTGTCAAATTCTAATATTTCTGGCATTTTCTTTTTATTTAAATGTTATTCTCTAATAAATATTGTTTTTTAAAATTATCCGTTAAACGCCGCGCCAGTTGGTAAGATATTGAAATCAATTTGAATAAATTCAGCTGTCTTAGTTGGTTGTAAGTAGATAGCTCCTTTCATAATGTTTCTATCAATTACATCTGGTGTGTTGTTTGAATCATCCATCACAACTCTAAATGCGTAAAGTCCTTGTCTTTGTTGGATTGATTCCAAATAAGGATTTACAATATTTAAGAATCTGTTTCTAGTTTCAGAAGTATTTTGTTCGAATACTAAATATCTAGAAGTAGATGCGATGTATTTTCTAACAGTTAATAATAATCTTCTTACATTAATTCTATCTAATGCAGATGGTTTATCTTGTAATGTCTTTTGTCCGAATACTACAATACCTTGTCCTGGAAACTGAACGATTGGATTTACCTTTCCTTCATATAATGTATCTTTTTCCGATTGAGTTAATCTATCCATTACACTAACTGCTCCAATTAAACCACCTCTATTTAAACCCGCTGGTGCAAACCATTCGGCTGCTACTCTATCATTTGCTGCAAATACTCCTGGCAACAATACCGATGGTGGAACTGTGATAAGTTTGTTTGTATTTACATCAATAGTTTTAATCCAAGGGTAATAAAATGCTGCGTAGTTAGAATCAACTTCACCCGCTTGTGTTACAGTTTGTGCTAATGTTGTATTAGGAGTACCCGCATCTGCAATAAAGAATGCATCACTTCTTTCTTCAACCATATCCAAAATAGATGTGAATGTGGATGAGTGTTGGTTTCTATTAACACCAGGTGCTACAATCATATTAATATCGTATTCATCTTGATTAGATAAAGCCGCAATATGTTTTCCGTATGCAATAGAACCAGATGATAATGAGTTAGT